CATATACTCAAGGTGATGCAGTTCCAACTGCTGCTCCAACTGTAGGTGATGTTCCAAACTTTTCATCATTAACTTCTTACACTGCTGGAACTGCTGGTGATCTTGCAGGTACTGTAACCTCTGCAGGTGTTCTTACCGTGACTGCTGGCGGAGCTGGTACAAGTGGCGTTGGACAATTTGTTTCGGAAATTACTGTAATTGACTAATGACTAAATTACAAGAAGCAATCGGTCTCGGATTGATTCTTGGTGTAATACATGGGTTGACACAACCAGGATACTCTGTTCCGGTCGTCCCAAACTTTACACAGGGCTCAATGACGAGCCATACCGAAACGACACAAAAAATAACTGAAACCATCAACTCGATGGATTATAGCACTGGATATCAATATTCATCTACAGGATCTGGTGTTGAACCAGTAAATGGAACCTTAAGTCCTACAACAGGTTCCTCAAATGTAACCATAAACGGAGTGAATTCGACATGGACAGGAGTAACAGAAGCACCACAATTTGTACAGACAACACCAGGAGCTGCCTTCCAGTTTACAGAAACTTATTCTGGACCAGGACTTCAGAATCACACAATCATTCAAAGAGAAACAGAAGTAACAAGTATAACCGATACTACAAGTATCTTCCAGCAGTAATTTCTTTATTCTTCACTCTCCCCGCAAATGCAGAAACTGTTGGTGGTGTATCGGCAACGGCATCTCCGGTCGCGAATAGCTCAGGCTCGGTGACCAATCAAGCTATTCAGGTCCTTCAAGGTCCGTATATTACGAATACATACGGCGGAGGGATCCAGTGCCAAGGTCCTACGTTAAATCTAACACCATATGTAACTGGTGCAGTATCTGCACAAAAACCATATGAACCTTTTTATATGGATCCAGTATATGATGTCACAGATAATTTCGGTGCTTTAGATGCAGATGGCAATCCAATAGGAGATGGTGTATTAGATAACCCAGGAGATATTCTTTTTAGGAAAAGAACAAGAACAGGACAAAAAGATTCATATAATTTATCATTAGGTTTTTCTGCTACATGGTCTCGACCATTAGATAAAAAATTACAAGATCAATGTAAAGAAGCAGCACAAACAAATATTGATTTACAGAAACAAATCACTGCTAATAAAAGATTAGATTTTGAGATCGCGCGTCTCAAGAATTGTGGTCAACTTATGAAAGATGGCATCATGTTTCACCCCAAGAGCCCTTATTATAAAATTTGTGCCGATGTCATAGTGAGAGATAAGAATTACATCACACCACATCGTCACTCTATTCCTTCCCCTTCAACTTCCTCAAAGCGTGTGAGTACAAACGCTGCTGATCTCGGCGGTCCCTTACAGACAAAGTAGGAGTTTTCTTTCCACGAATAGCAGAAATCTTTTTAATAATTTTCTTAACCGTTGGTTTAATTACTCTTAAGAGTAAATCTGCTAACGGTTTTGCCATAAGTGCCGATGTGGTGGCAACGACGGCAATAGCAGCAGTTGTAGTTGCCGCCTCTGGTGATGGTAAATATTTTTCAACCCAAGGAATCTCAGGTTCTGGAGCAGGAACCTCTGGTATTAATTCAACTGTTGCTGGTTTTTCTGGTGGTGGTTTTATTTCTGGTGCTTTTGGTACTTCTGGTGCTGGTTTTTCTGGTGATTCTGTTTTGGGAATAGGTGCTGAATTAGTTGGTATTAATCTCTCAGGTTCATACTGAATAGGATCATATGATGGTGTTTCCCCATCACAAAAAGTTTTTGCTCCTTTTGGATCATCCTCTAACAAATTCTCATTCTTATCACTTTTTTCATGTGCTTCCACACAACCAGGAATATCAACAACAGGTAAACCAACTTCTAAAACTACAGGAGGTGCTGCTGGAACTAATGGAGCAGTTCCGTCAAAAATAATTCTGACTGGTGGAATATCCAATTCACGTATTCCAATATCAGATATCATAATATCTGTAGTTCTAATCTTAGATATTTTCATCAACAATCGTTGAACACTTCACCAACTTGTGATCCTAATTCAGACCCTGCCTGTTGTCCTAAAAGTAATGCCCAACCACCTGCTAACCATCCAACATAAGGAATACTAGAAACAGCAGGTACTACAAGACCAGCAGCAATACTAGTTCCTGCCATCGCACCTTGTGACCGTGCTCCAGCGTCCGCCACGATGCACTCGACTTCTTTTGCAGACTTTCCCTCTTCACCCTGCGTTACGGCACCTCCCATATTACGGGTTCCTTCCATTGTATATTCATCACGACGATATTCATTTCTTCTTTCACTAGATGATCCACCAAAAAATCCTTTCTTTGATTTATCAAGATCTAATCCTCTTTCTGAAGATAAAATCTTGGGATCATTTGCACGGTATTCAATTTCATATCCTTCTTTACCAGCCCTAATTTTATATGATGAGTAAGGACCACGGGGAAGATTGAATGTGGGAGGTTGTTGAACTGGTTCTGGTTTCTCTTTGTTTAGAACATAACCAAGAAGTCCAATATGGGCAGTACCAATTAAAATACCCACTCCAAGTGCAATTCCTTTGATAGGAAACTTGCGCGGTGCTTGCTTAGTAGGAACATAATCTTCCTTTTCGTGGTTGAATACAGTCATGATCAGAATGGAATAGCAGGACCAGTTACACTAGGTATTGAGGGAATTACATCACCAGTTACCTTCGGTAGTTCCGGAACATTAGGCATCAATCCCTCAACAATTTTTGGAATAGATTCTGTAACTTCTTCGATTACCTTTCCTCTTGCATCTTCAATTAAGGTATCAACATTCTTATAAAGATATATCGCACTAGCTACAGTAGTTAGTGATACTAATCCCGAAAGAAGTGCGATTATGTTAACTAATTTTTGCATTGTTTTACTCCACTAAAGTACCATGTGATCTACGAATTTCTCTTAACTCTTCAAAATTCTTCTGTTTTGTACCACCATCATATTCCCAGGCATATCCCTCATCGATCATTTGTTCGTTGAGGGACAACTCTGAGTCCCCGATGTATAACCAGCCAAGAAGACGACCATACTTCCCGACGCCACCAACAAGTTCAGTCCTAATAACAAGGTCATCGTCACCAGATATAGCACCCTCCAATTTCTCTTTGAGCCAGTTTGTTGCGTCAATTCCAAGTTCCTTTTCCTCAAGATCTCTGGTACGTTTCTCTGGAGTATCTACTCCTGCGATTCTAACTCTTTCTTTTTTATAAAGATCAAATCCAAGATCGATAGTAACATCAATCGTGTCCCCGTCCAGAACTCTGTTTATCTCGATCACTCGGAAGTTGTAGCAACTCTTCCGACTCGGTGGTGTCATCGCTCCCATAGGACTCTCTTTCATCAATACCTAATATATAGTAAATGATATAAGAAACTCCGATAAGAAAGAGTATAATCGAAAAGATCACACTCCATGTAGGGTCACTCAGATTTTCGTGTGGTCTCAGAACCAAATTCATGCCGGATAATCCCAATTGGTAAGGGTATCGAGATCCATAGTAAGACATCAGCGAACATGATGACCCCCAAACATATATCGCATTCCATTCAATATTTTATTAGCAAAATCACCTAATCGTCTTGAGTTAAATCGTTCGTAAAGCGCAGTGCTAATAACAGGAACGGGTACACCAAGATCCACAGCAGTGTGAATAGTCCAACGACCTTCACCACTGTCTGATACTCCTCCATCGAATTTGCTAAGTTCTCTATCGTTCCGTAGAACATCAGCGGTAAGATCGAGTAACCAAGAACCAACCACAGAACCACGACGCCATAACTCAGCCACCTCAGCAACATCAATATCATATTGATAATTCTCTGGGTCTGACATAGGAGCGACTTCAGCATCGCCTTCACGAATATAATTCGACCCCAAATCTGCATTCTTAAGGATGTTGAATCCTTCTGCGTATGCTTGCATGATTCCATATTCAACTCCATTATGAACCATCTTCACAAAGTGACCTGCTCCAGGACCACCACAATGCAACCAACCATATTCAGCACTGGTAGCATGACTGTAAGGGTCTGTGCGGGGAGCAGCTGTAATGCCGGGGGCGAGTGCTCTGAATATTGGTGAAGCAACGGAGACTGCCGTATTTGATCCACCAACCATAAGACAATATCCACGCTCGAAACCATAAACACCACCACTAGTACCACAGTCAATATACTGGATGCCCAATTTCTCAAGACGGAGTGCTCTCCTCCTGGAATCCTTAAAATTGGAATTGCCATGATCAATAATAATATCACCTTCAGTACAACCTGATTGTAGAAGTTCATTAATTGTTCCCTCAACGTTTTCTGCTGGTACGACCATCATAAAAATTCCTGGTCCACCAGATTTCACATTTTGAACAAGAGTTTGAACATCAACAGTTACTCCATCAACATAACCATTCTCATATGCCTCTTGTGCTTTTTCGCAATTTCTTCGATATCCCCAAACTTCAATACCATCTTTCATCATTCGACGAGACATACCCTCGCCCATTCTACCCAATCCAATAATTCCTACTTTCATTTATTTTTTAGGTAATCCCTCTCTGATTTATACAGGAAATTATGGTCCCTGTCAAAATATATTTGTATTCCCTGACTCAATTCTGGCAATAACCACTCATGAACCGGAAGACAATATTCCCAATTCACAGGTTGAATACAATTCATTACCACGACGGTCCAGAATGCAGTTACATGATTAATTATCGTCATTCTATTCTACTTTTTCTTTTGTGTCAAGTTTTTTTTGATCATCTTCTTTTTTATCCTTTTTGGCAGGAACAACCCCGAACGTCGCGAGAGTTCCAGTAAAAACACTGGCGATGAAAGTCGGATCGATATTCTTCTGAGGAACACCAGGAATAGTTACATAATTAAGTGTAAGAATTGCTGCTGACCACGATAAAATAACAACACGCACCAATGCTGACAGACCTTCGTCTGCCCAGTCAAATTTAGGTTTGGTGTCCTCTTTCTTCTTTGGACTTAATTCCATTGGAAAGATGCGAGGCATTGTTATTTATTTAATATATCCCTCTTCCTTTAGATATTCTCTAGTCAATGGTGTTGGTTCATATACTTCCCACATATTACCAGCAGCACATGCCTGCAATGCTTTCATAGTCATACCTTTTGTCTTGCCTGCCCAGGTTGCTTCCGCCTCCCAAGGAACAGCAGCAGAGAGATAAGTTCTTTCAGTCATCTCTCTCCACAAAGGAGGAACACTTTCTTCTGGTAAAATAATAGCAACCAAACTATTATTGATTGTACCTGCCATACAATCCTGTGCAGCGTGCCATCCCTCATGACGCATTACACTCATAAGCACACTAGGACGATGCATAAATGCTTTGTTGAGGAAGAAATTATTTCCTACAGTATGATAAACACCACGATGTCCAACAGGAAAATATTTTTGATCTGCTAAAAACACCTTAACTCCGACTTGCCTAAGAGAGACAAGCATATTGTTGAATTCAATAGAAACAGAATAAAAATCGTCAGTATTGGGATACTGACTAGAAATATCCAAAAGATTATTGATCTCTGTGACTCCATCCGTGCATTCCCTGAGTAGCATACAACCCATGGCATCCATGGTATGATATCCTTTTGTTGGTTCGGAAAAGACTGGTAGGGCAACCGTTCCGGCAGCAACCATTGCTAATAAAAATTTTTTCATAAAATTACTCTCTACCAGTTCCCGACATCCAACCATAACCATTAGAATCTCCATCAAGAAAATTTTCTGAACCTCCAGAATAATCATAATCTAGAGTTACATCATGATTTCGAGTTGCAATTTCATACATTTTTTGATGAATATCTTCCGATTCAACAGAAAAATTATTTTCAAACTCTTGACGTTTCATTTTAATTTCTTGCTCCATATAATCAATTTGTTTTTGTGTTCTTGGTGGTGCTGGACCAAACCATTCATCATCTTTAAGATATACCGGTGCAGGAATACCAGTGTATGCAGTAGGAGCACGGTCGGCATTACCAAACCAACCATATCCTTGAGTAAAATGTCCTGGCTCACATTCAACTAATGGTGCTTCTAATTCAATATTTTCTGTTACTTCTGGCCAGTTAACACTAGTTGCCTGCTCTCTCCTAAAAATACCCATTGAGTCTTTAAGTTTTTGAATAATCATTGCCAGTGATAGTGATAAAAGTTTCCTTTAGGGTGACACATAGGATCTTCGGATGGTACTCGAAATCCCAACATAGATTGACCTTTAAAATCTGTTCTTCCATTTAGAACTCTTGACCAATGGGCAATACTTTTATTACCCTCTGGGGAACTTAACTTGTTAATCAACCTAGGATCTGGAACTATATAGGAGTTATAATCAAATCCTTGATATTGTCCTGGAGCAAATACTACATCAGAAATAGTATTTGGAAATCTATCAGACAAAACACGATTCAAAACAGAAGCAGCAACACAATATTCATCCGCAGAGTTTGGATGTGCTTCTACCTGAACAACAGTTGCCAGGTTTCGATAATCAACAAATGTAAGTGCGGCAAGAAGTTCTAACATAAATTAATAATCTCCAATATATTCTAATGAAAAAATTTCATGGTCTTCGACATTCGGATCTAACCATTCATCAAATTCCATTCTAAGGGCATGTGCATCTTCAACTGATTTTAGCACATCATCAGTCTCACTATCGCAGAGAACGTGCAGTCTATCAACCGTCCATTCATGTACTTTCTGCAGAGTGTCCTCTAAAGTTACCATAATCTTTTCGCATATAGCGTCCAAGAATATTGCTATTATAGTACGCGGGAGCACCATTGTCAAGAGATTCGGACAGCACATTATTTAGAAATAATTGTTTAGTCTCTTCATAATTACAAGTTCCTTTTGTTTTATGAAGACTTAGTATTTCTCTACTGAAGTTCTCTTTGCCATATTTTTTGATATCGTCCTTTAATTCAGGACAAGAACCATAATACTTCTTCCAATCTGATTCTATTTTTACTTTTCTTTTTTTTCCTACCGGCGTTCTAAAAGACCAAAAATACTTTCTCCCAATGTACTGTCGTTTGTTCGACTTATTGGTAATGAGATACACAAAACCAAAAAAGTCCCGAACATCGTCCCCAGTAAAAGGTCTCTCCAAATATATCCATGGGTTTTCATATGAATCCATTCATGTTATTCAAGTTCTTATTATATATCCATCAACCCTAACAAAGGTATTCTAGACAAAAAAAGAGAGGGTGTCAAGCCCTCTCAAGAATTATGTCAATCTTTTGGCATCTTTGCTCCTGACTTATGACGAACAGTTCCTTTCTCATCAGTATAAGTTTCTCTCTCTTTTCTAGGAGTTACATAACCAACACCAGGAACAGCACCAGTCTTACCAGCAGCTCTGGCAGCATTTCTGTCTGCTGCTCTTTGTGCCGCTCTCTTACGATTGCGATCATAAGAACTCATTGCTTCATCAAACTGCTCATCAGACTCTAGGATAGAATTGATCTCCTCTTCTGTAAAGAGACCTGATGCTTCCAATTCTTCTTTTCTCATTTTAGTTCTGCTATCCATCGCCATGCGACGTTTGAACTGCTTATCTGCTTCTGCAGAATCATTCTTATATTGAGCACTATGATCGGCATCGTATGCCTTTTTCTTTGCTCTATCAACTCGTGCAGTACGATCAGGAGTCATTGGTTGATAACCTTCATTCTCCACATTCTCTTCACTCATACGACTGACAACCTTCTGTGCCTGACGTTTGATGAATCCTTTGATTCCACTCTTTGCTTTTTTCTTAGCATCTGATGCTGCTGCTTTTGCTTTTCCAGGTGCTTCTTTTGCTGCTTGTTTAGCTTCACCTGCTTTTTTCTTTGCCATACTACCTGCCATAGCAACATCTACAGCGGCACCTGCTGCTTTGCTTTTTACTTTACTCAGAGCACCTTTAGCAGCACCGACAGCACCTTTGAGAGCATCCCCTGCCTTTCTCTTGGCATATCTAACTTGACCTGCTCTCCTCTTCTGTCTTGCTGCCTTGTCGATGCCTTGTGCTGCTTTCTTCGATGCTCTTACGGCACTATCATAATATGAGTCACTTACTTCACAAAGTGTCTCATCGATGTAAAGATCAGTTGCTTCATCGACGATTTCGATTGCTTCTTCTTCAGAATATCCTTCTTCAATAAGTTCTTCAATCAGTTCATCACAGATCTCATGTACGAGTTCTTCTTCAATAACTTCTTCTACTTGATTAAATTGTTCACAAACCTTTTTAAAGTCGGAAAATTGTTTTTGAGACAGGGACATCGTTCTTTATATTATATCCATATACGAATATTTATAAAAAAAGAGGGACTACTCGTCCCCCTCGTATGCTTGATATCCATCATATTCACCGAACATATAGGAATCAGACAATGCTGCCTCTCTATATGATCTCATAGAATCTTCAACGATTGGTGTCAAAGGTTCTATTTCATCCATTTCTTTCCATATTTTTTCAAAGGCTAAAT